CAAAATTTAAATCAATATTATACAAGTTGTTATAAAACTCTTTATCTTCTCGGAGACGATTTAAATAATTACACATTGTAGATGAACTCTTGCGAGTAAAACTTCTTACACATGTTTGGGGTGGATCAACACAATCAACTCTGTTGGTTACCGGATTAATCTGTGGAATTGTCATTAGTTCACGAAAATCCATTCCAACTATATAAGCTAAGTAGCGAAAACGTCCTTGATTGTCACCAATGAAAGACAAAACATCTTCTTCACTAACTTTATATGTGTTCATAATCTCATGCATTAGTAGTATCCACTTAACAGCGAATCCTCCACTACAACTAGCGTAGCATTCACCCAAAGCACGAGCTAATGTTTCAGCGATGGACTTCACTGTACGCTCAGGATAAATAAACGATGCGATGAGACTTGTAATGTCACGAACTGGTATACCATTGTGATTTACATAACCAAGAAACTCAACTTCATAGGGATTATCAACCACTTTACTTTTGATGACGTTGAGAACAAACCCAAAATCGGATTTACACGACTTTGCGTAGGTTTCGAGGTTGAACTTCGTTGTCGCGTCAAAGACAACGATTGAATCGTCGCCCATGTACTGATCTGCCTTTGGAACCTCTCCAGTTGTATGATAAAATGAATAGCGTGTGACTATAACATTCACTATTGTATCAATTAAATTGGTCCAGCCACTTCCAGATGGTACACCTCCATCTTTCTTGAATTTCTTTCTTCCTATCTGCACTGTTGTGTTGATGAAGAAATCGACTGTTTTCCAAAATCTAGCTTTCTGTTGTGCAGTCTTTACTTCGGATAAAATTCGAATTTTACCTGTTTCTTTATCTAAAATCCTACTAAAATCATAAAATCTTTCGATAATTTTAAAACTGTCTCGTATTAACCAGGGGGGTACATTCTTATCAAATAAACTCCAGTCTAACAAAGCGAACTTAACGTTTGTGAAAGATCGGGTCATTTCATTAATGTATATCATTCCTCCTTTCATTGTTTCTAAACCATATGCTACAGGAATATCTTTCTCCCATTTCTTAAAATTGTCCATTAAAGGATAGAGAAAACAAGCTTCTTGTGCAAACATAACTTCTGGGTATCCCCATACTGCACGGATCTTGTTAGTATCGCGTGTGCAAATCTGGGCTCGAAAGTAACATGCCACTTCTGGTGAAAAGTGGTTCTTATTGCCTACATCTACGTTTTTCCAGAATAACTGAATTTCACTCCATGCTTTTGGGTTATCTCGGACTTCTCCTCTTTTCCTTGGAATAAGGGGTTCATTGGTCGTCGGATCAAAACCGTAAACTTTATTAGTTGCGTATGGAAGACCAGCACTTTTAGCGCGCGGGTACTCAGTATCTTTATGAATTGTTTGTAAACTAATTGGTATTAGTAATTGATTTGGTTTAAAATCTAAATAAACAGAATTAATCACTGCATAATAACACACATCGTTAATAACTCGTTCCTTTGGAACATGCTTGACATCAAATGTCAATAAATCCTTCTCTAAGTCTTCGGGTGTGAAGGTTGCTCGATGAAATTTCTTTTCGGCTTCTTCAACAATTTCCAATCCAAAGTGCTTCTTTGCGAAGAATAATGCGATGAGGTCGGGTGATGGTGTTTCGTTGTGGGTTCCAAAGCCTCTAACTCCTTGGCTAAGGAGTTTGAGAGGCATGTCTCAATGTAATAGAGCGGTCGTAGCTTCTTTCCGATCCGCTCCCTGTTGATTATCAATTGCTTTCTAAAAGTATTAAAAGAAAGAAATATTTAGATAACCTGGACTCGTCCACCGTGGGTGAAGGTTTTTAAGAAACCAACGAAAACTGTGTATATAATTAAAACCTTTAAGTTTAAAACTCAAAGATCAATCCGTATACTACTTTATAAAGGGG